ACCATTTCCTTACTATAGAGGAACACCCAAGCGCCCGGAAAGAAGGCATCACGGCGCAGGTCGGTCGGGTTCTTCACGCGCAGCGTGCTGCTGCCAGCCGGCGCGGTGAAGAACTTCACGGCATCCATGTAGAACTTGGTGCCGAGGTAGCCATCGCGCAGAATCTGGAACAGTTCTCCGCTGTTGACCGTGCGCTCCAGGTAGTTATCGTACCCACCCGTGTAGGTGGGCACCAGCGTGCCGCCGTTCAGGTCGAAGATGAACCAGCGCCAGTTGTTAGCCCAGTAGTTCTTGCCGTAGGTCACGATGTTCGTGACGCCTTTAGGACTCAGAAGGTAGAGCTTAGGCTGCTCCCGAAACGAGGTAGCGGCCACGATGTCATAGCGTACCTTCAGCAGCGCGGCCGCGTTGTCGGTGCCGCTGACAACCGTATGCCCGTCATCGCCGAGGCGGGCATCTGCTACCACGCCAGCCGCTTTTAGGTCAATCAGGCGCATGCCAGGGTCGCGCAGCTTCTTAACTACGAGGTATTTGGTCAGGTCGGTGCTGGAGCCAGTGGGGAGCAGGAAGCGCGCCTCACCGTAGGCATCCCGCACGAGACTGAACAAGGTTAGGGCGGTACCACTGGTGCCACCCGCCGCCCCATCTACCTCCTGCCACACGATGGGCACGCGGTCGCTGGCCGCCGCGCCGATGTAGCGGGGCACCAGTACCGCGCCCGCAGTGCCCGCGGGCACCACCGTAGCCACGTACTCCTTCGCGGGCTCCTTGACCGACAGCGGCCGGTCGGCTGGGTTGTCAACTGTGGCCTTGGTGCCGGGTACAATGGTGGCGGGCTTAAGCCTGTCGAGCGTTAACGCCTGGGGGCCAACGCCAAACAGGCGCGAATCGCGGTATTGCACCAGCTTGGGGCCGCCGATGATGGCGTTGCTGGCCGCCGCCACGCCCCCAACCGGTGATTGGTGGGTCTGGTCGGTAGCTGGATTATAAACCGGGTAGCTGAGCGTGGCCGGGTCTGTATTGGGCGGAAGTATGGGCAGGCCGGGAATGCGCTCATCCTGAGTCGCACGGGCGGCGGTAGTGGCGGGGTTAGCCATAAGTTGCAGTTAGAGGCGCAGGCGGCCAGCGTTGGTAAGGAGGTACCCGCCGAGTACCGGCGCGGGGATAATTGGGGCGCCACAGGTGCCCACGTAGGCCCGGTTATCGTCCCGAATGCTGACTTGCACGAAGGCGGCGCACGGCAGCACGTCAGCGGGCAGCGGAATGCGCAGCACGCCAGCAGGCAAGGTGGGCGCTAGGGCGAAGGAGCGGATTTCCACCTCGCGCTGGTAGGCATCGAGGTAGCGCAACTCGGCCCAGCGGTCCTGGCCGGGCGTGGGCGGGGGCAGCAGCACGGTACACTCAAGCGGGCGGCCCACGAATTGGACGCCCTCGAAGTCAGGGAAGACGCTGGCCACGCCGCCCGTTGTATCGGCCACGTAGGGGGCCATGGTATCAGCCGCCTCAGGTAGGGCCGCCAGCACGGCGTAGCGCTCACCGGCTCGCGTGAGCCACTGCTCGGGGCCGACCTTATCGACCACGCGGTAGCGGTAGTAAAAACGCAGCGAAGCATCTGCATCGATGAGGGGCTGCGAGGCTGTAGCTGCGTAGCGTTGCAGCGCTACCAGTTCAGCGCGCAGGTAGCTGGCGGCATCGACGTACTGCGTCGCCGTACGCACCGTGGCGCGGAAGCTGGCGAAGGCCGCCGCGGCCGCCGGCCGCCACAGTTCCACCTCGACGTGTAGGCCGGTACGGGCCGCGCCCTGGCTGTTAGTGAGGCTGGCCTCAACCTTGAGCAGCACCGGGTTGGGCAGTACGCCGCCCACGGGCTCCCAGCGGGCCGGGTCGTTCACGCTCGGGTCGGCGGGCGGCGCGGGGTCGTTAATCGTGAAATAGCCCTCCTTTGCGCACGTCGGGTCGCTCGTCAGGGCAATTACCCAGTAGTAGCGGCCGGCCGGCAGGTTCAGCAGTTGCGCAGTGCCAGCGGATGCCTGAAAGTTCTGTGCACGGACTACCGGGCCAGCAGCATTTACGCCAATGGTGCCCGTGTCGGAGGTGGTGAAGTTAAAAGTTACGTACCCATAGCCGCCCACGCTAGTGGGGTCGGTGGGTATGGGCTGGCCGGCAATCAGGTCACACATGACTTAGAGTCGGTTAGTAGTAAATGCCACGAGGTCCGAGCGTAGGCCGGTGCGAGCAGCCTCAGCCAGGGCCACGCGCAAACGGGGCAGCATCGAAGCGATGGGGCCGGCAAACGTGTCGGTGGGCTTGTTGAAGCGCGGGTCTTCGTTGCGGAATAGGCGGGTGCCCTCGCGGCTGATTTTCTCGGCCACAGCGTAGGGGTTGAGCTTGAGGCGCTTGGCTTTTATCCATTCGATGATGGCCGACACGGGTACCGGGCCGGGGCCGCGCCCGTCGCGCAGGAAGCGCGCATGCGCAGGGCCGAACAACCGGGCGAACTCGGCCCCCGACTCGTCACGCAGGGCGCGGATAGTCTTGCCAGTGGCGCGCTGGTCACTGGCTTCCATGGTATCCACCACGTCTTCGTGCAGCCGCTGAATCTCGCGGGCGAGGATGGGGCCGAAGTCGTTCACGCTTGCGATTGGTCAGGGGGCAGGCAGATGTTGAGGCCGCCGCGCCGGGTTATGTCGAGGTAGAGCGTCACGCCATCGGCGTTGAGGTCGAACTGGTTAAGCATGGTATCAGCTGGCCGGGCCATGGCCACGGCGCTGATGTCGGGGTGGCGGCCGATGGCGGCCATAAGCCGGGCGGCCGCATCCACCATCAGCGCCACGCGGGGCTCGCGTACGTCGGCGTGGTCGGCCAGCTTCGAGGGTACCAGCAGCATCAGCAAGCAGCTGTACACCGTGCCGTTAACTACTCGATATTTATTGGTAGAGAAGCGGAAAGGCATCTTATCATCCAGATACACAATGCAGTCGTCGGGCGACATTTTATCCAGGTCGATGTTGGCCTGCTCAGCCTCGCCGTGCAGGTACATGCAGCCGGGTAGCACCTCCTGGGCTGCGGCCTTGATGATGGCGTGGGGTAGCTTCATGACTTGTTCACTTGGTTTCCTGACGTTTGCGTAAGGTGTAGCGGTAGTGGGCTTGATGATTCTCGTAGAGCATCATCGTGTTTAGTGTGCCCCAATCGAGGTCGAAGAAGAAGCTCCACTTGGTTTTGTCGCCAGCGGCCAAAGCATTGACCAGCGCCACAGCGTCCCAGGTCGTGATGAGCTGTTCGAGGCCGGCGGCCCGCTCGTCGGCGTCGAGGGGAATGCGCTTGAGCTGGCTGGCGACTTCGCGCCGGATACGACCGTATTCCGCAAAAAAAAATCGGTGATGGGTATCGCCTGGGCTACGCTGACGCTGCTGCATACCTGCTCAGCAAAGCGGTTTTTGTCGTCGGCATCGTAGCTGCTTTCGTAGTAAGCCGGGTAGAAGAGAATGGCCAGCGCCAGCAGCCGCTTTTGCGTCGTGGGCATCTCTGCATCTTGCAGCAAGCCGCCCAGGTCGGTGGCCTGTCCGAAGCTGGTGGCCTCAAGATTGGGCTTTACGAGTAGCTGGCGGGCATCGAACTGACCAGCACCAGGGAAGGTGACAGTAGGTGGCATGGGTGCGGCTGTGTAGTCCGGCATGGGCTCCTTTAGGAACTCCAGCACCGGCAGCACCTGCTCGGTTACGAATGTGGCCGGCAGATTCATTACCTCCACCGGGCCCAGGTCCAGAAACACGCTCAGCATGTCGTAGATGTCGGCCTCTTCGGACAGTTCGGCCAGGCGGGCGGCTTGGCCGAGCGTAACCTGCGCCCACTGGGTAGGCAGATTGGTTGGCGTAGCGGCCTCGGGTATAGTGACTTGGTGCATTAAGTGAGTTGAATGAGTTGAACCATAGCGGGCTTGGGCTTGGGGGTTTGCAGCTCGAGTACCTCACGCATCAGGATGGAGTCGGCATCATCGGGCGAGCGGCCCAGCTGCGCCTTCATCGTAGCCTTAGGCACTGCGCGCAGCTTGCCATCACTGTCCGGCTTGAGGCGCTTCCACTGGGCTAATTCCTCGGCTATGCGGTCCCAGGCTATGCCGGCGGCATCGGGCACCATGAAGACCTCGCCGCGGCTCATGCGCCCAGCCATGCGGAAGGTGCATTGACTCTTTAGGTTGTCGTAGTTCTCGGGCTTGCGCTCCATGGCGCCCGTCTTCTCATTGCGCACTGGTTGAGAGGCGGGGTCAATTAAAGCCCTGCTATTGTTGATAAAAGGCACGCAGCCAGGTATCAAGTCACTTACCCCGCCGCCCACGCCATCATCATCAATCACTGTGCGCGATGCAGGTACGCCGTGCGTGCGCATCTCCATCTTCACCACTTCGGCCAGGGCGGGCACGCTGTAGCCGTGCAGCTCTTTGCGCTCCAGCATCCGAAAACCAGACCAGCGCCAAATAACAGCGTTGTCCTTGCCGAAGCGCGCCACGTCCACCGTGAGCGCTGGCAAGCCAGGGGCCACGGTGTCATTGAGCAGCAGCTGGCTAATGGCATCGTAACCCACTAGCACGGTGGGGTCGTCGTCGTACTCGAAATTTCCATCGAGCAAGCGGGCTACCGTCACCTTGTCCGACCGGCGCAGGTTTGTCAGGTAGTCTTCGCTGACGAATGGATTATCAGTGGCCAGCGATACCACAAAAGCCTTGTGCGGCTCCAATCGGCCCTCAATGCTGGGCTTGTAGAAGTCGGTGTATATCCAGTTTTTTGAGGGGTTGCAGGTAAACAGCATCTTGGGCACCGTGCGCCACAGGGGCAGCCCGTCGTCGCCTAGTTCGCCTGTGAGCAGTGAGAAGCGGCCCCGCAGCACACTGATAGCCTTGGGGTGTATCTGCTGCGCCTCGTCAATGAAAGCCCCGGTGAGGTCGTAGGAGCCGAGCCGGTCGAACTCAGGGTCAGACGGTATCCACTTTATTTCCCGAAAGAAGACCACGCTGCCATTGTGGAACGTGGCCGTTAAGCTGGCAGAGTTGAAGACGTACTCACCCTTGGCGCCGAGTGCGTTGGCCACCTTGAAGTAGGTCAGCAGCGTCGTGTCGCGCAGCTTCGTTAGTTCCTCCCGAGCTACTAGCCACGCCGAGCCCGGCATACTGATGGCGGCCATCAGTATCCAAGCGTTGCCAATCCAGCTCTTGCCACCACGCGCACCGCCGCCATACATGACCTCGTTGGTCTGCTGGTCACGCAGGAGCCGCAGGGCCTTGCGCTGCTTGGCGAAGGTTTTAAGCGTCGCTATCATCGTCGGTTACGTCGGTGATGCGAAAGCCCGTGATGCGCTCGCCTTTGCTGGTTATATCGACCTGTTTTGAGTCGCCATACTTCTTCGGCGCCAGCTTGCTCATTAGCCACTTACGGGCATCTACCCGAAGCTTTGAGCGGCTTGTCCACTCCTTATTCTCAATCACATAAGAGGCGTCCCCCTTTGTGATGGTCATAAAGTCGTTGCTTCCATCGTCGGCGATGTCGAGCATCTCTTCGCCCATGATGTCAGCCTGGGCCTCGCGCGCGTAGGCGTATTGCTGACGGAACGCCCCGTTGCCAGGCTCTGCTAACCACCGGTAGACGGTGCGAGCGGAGGGCATACCCTTGATTTTCTCAATCTGCCGCAGGGACTTACCCTCGGCGAGGTAGTCGCAAATAGTGTCGGCGAGAGCCTGCGTAAAGGAAGTGGGGG